TTTGGCACACGGGTACACCGTCTATATCAATACGACGGGAGTAGTTTACAATGATACGAATTAATCCCTCATACTGCTCAGGTGCTTCTGCCATGTAGGCCCCAAGTGCTTCAGCATATCCCTGGGTGTAGGTAAAATCACTGTCACCTGTGGTGTTTTCGATTACCTCGTCCACAAATTCTTCGGACCATCCTTCTGTCAGTACTTTCTCCTTCAATTGCTCAGGAGTGTAGTAATGAACACAATACAGATTCCTCGCTGATTGAAGGTCCAGGATATTTGAATCAATTATAAGATCACGGCCAAGTTCGTAGGTCCGAAGGACTGGGCGATTCTTGGTTACCTTTTCGGTTGGAATCTCCGTAACACCATCGTCGCGAAGTTCCTTAAACATCTTGTTGATTCGTTTTTTCGATAAATTGGGGAAGGCGTTCTGGAGTAATTCCAGAACGCTTTCCTTCAAGTCGGGGTCAGCAATGGCGGTTGCAAGTTCGGGAGACATACTGCTTATCTCCTCTAATGATATGGGTCGATAGACCCTCCGTACCTCTCGACTGAAATAGACTCCAAGGAAACAGACTCCTTGTTCCAGTAAATAGTTGGCGGCCACCCCAGCTTCCCTGGGTAATTCATTCATGGTGCTAAGTCTCCACCGCATAAACTCGGTGACCATCTTAGCACTCATTATGTCACCCGATTCTGTGGGGCTTGCGATGAGGTTACCCTTATTCAGGGCTGACTTTAAAATCGCAATATCCCCATCAATTAACGGGTTGATGAGCTGGGGGGAAAGGTCTGAGGCACCTTGCCAGGGAAACGCATCAGGATCCGTCTTTTGTCCATAGCGACCTTTACCAGGCCACATGTTCATACGGTCATCCCTCGCTGTCTCCTGTTGATCCAGGTAGTAGCTGAGATTTGCCCTACATCTGTCTAAATCGTTCTTTAAGCCTGTAATATCAGGCTCGTCAGAAAATTCCTGCACCTCATTTTCTTCCGCCATCCCTTTATTGTAACAGAGAAAAATCCATTTCGATCAGGACATTAGCCTCTTTAGCTTGGCTAGGGCCTTCTCCTCGATCCGTTTGATCGTATCCTTACTGCATCCACAAAAGTCACCAATTTGGTCCCGTGTGAAATTAGGAGGAGCCTCCTCATTATCCAGGGCAAAAAGGGCTGCTTCAACTACCATGCAGTTGAGCATTGCATCGATTCGTTTGTTTTGCTCTTCAGGGGTTTCCTTAGGCAAGTCGGTAGAGTGGTTCTTCGCTTTCAAGTACTCGTTTTACTTTGAGGTTCATTCCTCTTGGATAATTCAATCCTGGACGAACGATGCATTTTGCATCGTCTTCAATTTCATTAAAATGAATGATTATTAGACGGGGATTGATACACGGCTTTTTGACTTTTGCATCAATTGTATCGTCAGGTAGAGGGTTATCCGTTGACTGACGAATCATGCCCTCCTTTATGTCAGCCCGCTCTTTTGATTTAATGATCTTAATCACAGATGAGCGGCTAACCTTAGTCTCTTTGGCAATCTTGTCGTAACTCAGACCTGTTGCCCGTAACTCAAGGACCTTGGCTTTCTTTTGATCAGATATTCTAGAATTTGAAGGCATGTAAATTCTCCTGGTTAATTACAAAACACGGGCCATGGCCAACATCGCCCTGGCTCGAAAATACTTCATCCGAAGTGGCAAATCCCCGAATAGTAAAAGTGGGTAAATCACCCGTAATTAGAACATACCGATCCGACGGTTTATTCTTTTTTGCCATGGGTACGATTAGTCTACCGTTGGCATGGTGTGTGGTCTTAACATCGATAGTTTTACCACCTAGCTTAAAATCAGGGCCGCCTGATCTGATGTGAAAACATAGATCCAGGTAGATGTTGTAACTCTTCGCGAAAACCATCTCCCCGCACAATCCAAGTAAATCATTTTTGAAATTATCCTGGCCTGGTACATGAACATTATGGCTGGTCCCAGCTACCCGATTATTGCCAGTCCTGAGACTGGCAATTGTGCGAGCCAGCATAATCTCATTTTCATCCAGGGTGACCGTATGCTGCATCAGTATCCTCCTGATTGAGTCGGCATAAGCTCTGACTCATCGTAATATTGAAAATTACCAATCGCTACCATTCTGAGGCAGTCAACAGGATCCTTACACACACCCTTTGGACCATCCTCGACCTTGTAGTTCATGCAGCAGTAAATTGTGTTACCGCACTCGTCTGAAAAAATTAGCCTGGGGTGATTATCATACCCAATTTCCTTGGTTTTATCATAGCTAAGTAAATTGTTTATGGCCTGGAGACCGTCATCAATAGGCAGTCCATCGGCTGGATACGCTTGGATACCCTCGTCATGTAAATCTGCAATGATATTTGAGGTGCCCTCGCTTTTCTGGTAGGTCGCGGCTCCAAGCCTCGGATCGATGATAATTTCACACTCCTTAGTTCCAATCATCTCCCGAATCACTTCAGCATAATCCTGGATACCGTATCCATTCGGTGAGGCAGCTTCACCAGGTCTGCCCTTTTCTCCCCGTTCAAGATCCGCCCAGGGTCCGAAGGAGGGGTCGGGCCATTCCTTCACAACATAGTGAACCCCGTTTGCAGCAACAGCCACCAGGATCATAAACCAACTTTTGTTTCCTGCTGGGTCAATGGATAGCACCCAGTTAGCTGGGTGCTTAACAGGGTCTTTTATCACAGGTATTTGGCTGTGCTTCATCACTACCCTGTCATCCAGATTCTGAAATACGGTATTGCTCGGTTTGGTCGGGACTCCGTAGGCCCTGCATAAAATTTCATCCCGCTTAGCTCCCTGGAGCTGAGTTTTCATGGACTCCCATCCGCCGTATGGATTTTCCGATGTGTGAAAATATACGATACGCGAATTTGTACGGAGAGGTTGCTGAATGATTGGCACCTTCTCTCCTTCAAGTAGTTCAGCTTCACGGTCCTCTACGGTCCTGGCTCCTGATAAATATCGACTAACCATCGGGGTCCATCCACTGATGGTTGTGAAGGTTGCGACCATTCGTGCAGGGGTTCCGTCAGAGTCGGCCCTGGTCAAGGTTCTGTAGGCAGTGGTGGACCAGTACGAAAGAGGTACCTCCTCGTCGAACCAGGCCGCGATATTGAAGGTTCCTTCCGCTGCATCGCTCGGGCAGCCAATTTCTCCGCCCTCGATTGATGAAATATCCTGGCTCCAATTCTTAAACACCACCTGACTGCGGTTGGGTAGAACAAAGGTCTGATTCGTGAATCCGTTTTTAACGGAGTAACGAACACTTGCTACGCGAGTATGGCCAATAGTCTTAAATTCATTAGGAAGGAATTTGTAGATGGCGGCCTGTTGGACCTGAATTGAACATTGGCTGTTACTTGCAAAACACCAAACAGTGGTGCCAGGGTTATGTACCACGCACTGCACTACCCTTTTCGCAATTGCAGTGGTTTTGCCACTGCGATTGCCACCCAAAATAATTACCTCACCATATTTCTTCAGTGCATCGTCAGCCAATTTCCAATGAGGCAATTCTGTGGAGAAATTAAATGGATCCTCAATCTCCCTTTCAATGGCGGCTTCCCTTCGTTCATAGTATTCCAGTAATCGCTCTGGACCCATTGCCAGTTGCTCCTCTTGTGAGGGTACCTCCAAGATTGGATGATAAGTCCATTGCAACGCCATGATCCTATTTTGGCATGTGCTGACATGGAACAAAAGGCATGTCACCTATTGTCTTTAAATGACCGCTTTATTCAGGGTGTTTAGTCATGTGGTGTTAGTTGCCAATAGGCCAATAAGGGCAATAGGGGCAGTAGGCCATTTGCGAAATTTTTTTCATTTCAGATAATCGGTCCATGGTGAGGTGGCCGCCCCCTCCCCGACCCCCTCCACCCGTCGATACAATGACAATAACTACATGTTTTTTGTCATCAAAAGCCAGGATCCCACTGTTTATGCGGATCCTCAGCGGTTTATATATCTGCTCGAGGCCCGTGGTTTGGTTTTTGTGAAAACTTTCTGTATACTTGCACCAGTTCTTTTTGAATACTGTAACACAAACCAAAACCTCCCATGCCTACCAAGAAAAAACGAGTCCAGATAATACCTGACAACCTCCCAGCAATCACAACCCCAGAGGAAACATGCCCTAGCCTATTCACTGGCACAACCCTGGCCAAGAAGGACCCAGAGAAGTATGGTCGGGTGGTCCAGAAACTAGCGGAAGGGGTCAGCATGAACCGC